GGTGCCTTGGAGCAGCTTGAAAAGCTGGAAGGTCTCAACAAGGAACGTCTTGCAGACGCGCGTGATGAGCTACAGGTAATCACCGAACAGCAGATGCACATGATTATGCGAATCATGCTGGCATTCCAACAGAACTTGCAGGCTTACCTGCTGGACAAGCTTTCAAGCGCTGACAGCCTTGACGACCTCCGCACCGAATTGCTGGGGCAGTTCAATGCTTGGTACGCAAGCGAAGCACAAAAGGCACTCGCTGAGGCCGCAAATGAGGAAGAGGCTGAAATTGTTGAATAAGGAACTCGTCCGTGTGCTGGACGTAATGCACCAGAATGATCCCGGTGAGCCCGACTGGGCCGCTGTACAGGACATTGTGTTTTCCAGCGAGAATCCTCGCGCGCTCGCAATGGAATTGCTGCGCATTCAGTACCTCTATGCAGAAGACCCGTCAGCGTTTGACGATTTTCTGGCAGGTCTGGTGGTGTAATTGGGTACATTCGCAAACGCACTTCTCACTGCGAGTACCGAATTCTCCAAGGAAACCCGCAAGGAAGAGTGGCGCAAAGACCCTGCTCTCTGGGTGAAGGAACGCCTTGGGATGCACCTGTGGTCCAAGCAAGCCGAAATCGGCCGGTCGATTGTGGAGAACAAGCGTACGGCGGTGAAGTCTTCTAACGGCGTTGGCAAATCCTTTCTAGCCGCGCTGCTGGTGTGCTGGTGGGTGGACGTTCATCCTGTCGGCAAGGCACTGGTGGTCACCACAGCGCCTACCTTCGATCAGGTCACCCGAATCCTGTGGCGCTACATTCGCACGATCCACGCGAAGTACAAGCTCCCCGGCAAGGTGCTGGAAACGAACGAGTGGAAGATCAACGGCACACTGGTGGCCTTTGGGCGTAAGCCTGACGATCAGGACATTTCTTCCTTTCAGGGTTTCCACGAAGACTACGTTCTGGCAATTGCCGATGAGGCTGGCGGTATCTCGCAGGTTCTCTACACCGGTCTTGAAGCGATCACGACTAACGACTTCGCACGAATCCTCACCATCGGTAACCCTGATAACCGTGGCACGGAATTCCACCGGACATTCCAGAACGTGGATGCACCGTGGGCTCGCTTTACCATTTCCGCATTCGATACTCCCGGCTTCACTGGCGAGAAAGTCCCGGCAGATATTGCCAAGGGTCTGACCTCCAAATCCTGGGTTGAGGACCGCATCAAGGAATGGGGCAAGGACGATCCGCGCTACTTCGCAAAGGTGCTGGGAGAATTCCCTGATTTCTCGGAGAACACCCTGTTCAACCAGATCACGCTGGCAAAGGGTAGTGACACCGAGATTGATCCTGATATGGATGAGCCGGGTGTGCTGGGCTGTGACATTGCGCGGTTCGGTGTTGACAAGACAACTGTCTACCTGTACCGCTCCGGTCAGCTCCGCTTGCTGGAAGCTTGGGGACAATGCTCCACGGAAGAGACGGCCAACCGCATCAACCAGCTTGCTCTCACGCATGACGTGAAAGAGGTCCGAGTTGACGGCGTAGGCGTCGGTGCGGGTGTCGTGGATAAGCTGATCGTCCGAGCTGACGAACAGTACGCTGTGGTCAGCATGATCGGTAACGGCGCGACTCCGGATAACTCCAAGTGGCTCAACGCACGTGCCTACTGGTACGACGACTTCCGTCAGCAAATGACGGACGGCCTCGTGGATATGGACCCTCAGGATCGAAAGCTGAAAGAGGAACTGGAAATCATCCAGTACCACTTTGACAACCCTCGGGCTGTCTTGCAGATCGAATCCAAAAAGGAAATGAAAAAGCGTGGCGTCAAGTCTCCTGACTACGCCGATGCTGCGGTCTATGCTGCTGCTCGACTGAACATTGACCTCCGCGATCCGCTGGCATCCAAGATGCCCGGTGAAATGGTGGAATTGACGCTAGAGCAACTGTTTGGCGAAGAATACGAGCGGGAATCGCAAATTTCCCCTTGGTAAGCACTCTTTAGACTCCCATTAGGGTAGAATTACAGTAAGAATGTAATCAACCCTGATGGGAGTCTTTGTGTCTACGGAGCAAACACTTGAAGAGGTATCCACCGACTACCGGCTTGAAAATGCTCAGATTGAGATTGAGCGCTTGCAGGAGTCGTTGGCAGATATTGTCCTAGCCATTGACGACCGTGGCTGGAAGCCGCTTGGCGACGACACCGATGTAAACGAAATCCCCTTGAACACTGTCAAGGACACCGCTCTTATCACTCGCGGTCTGCTGGTGGCTAACCCCATCATCAAGCGTGGTGTGGCCGTCCGTACGTCGTACGTGCATGGACAGGGCTGTATCTTTGAAGGTCTGCCCGAGACCGACGCTCTGATCAAGAATGTCAAGAACTTCAAGTGGTTCTTCTCAGATCAGGCAAAGGCTGAGAACGAAGCTCTGCTCTCCACTGACGGCAACATGTTCACCCTCATGACTCGTGGACGTGGCCGAGGTAAGGGCAACGGCACTATGGAACGCATTCCGATGCGTCAGATCAATGGCACCGTGAGCAATCCGGACAACCCTGAGGACGTGTGGTTCTACAAGCGAGTGTGGGAATCGCACGCTGTGAACTACTCCACTGAGAACATTCAGACCAAGAAAAAGCAAGCGTATTACCCTGCTGACGACTATGACGTGAGCAACGGGCGTCCTGCCCGTATCGCGGGTGTGCCTGTAGTTTGGGACTCGGTAATCCTGCACACCTACGTCAACCGTCAGGTCGGTTGGAAATGGGGTGTGCCAGATTTGATGAGTGTGATCTGGTGGAGCAAGGCGTACAAGGAATTCCTTGAAACGATGATGACGTTGACCAAGGCGTACGCAAGGTTCGCTTGGAAGGTGACCTCAACGACTGCTGCTGGCGTCAACAGCGTCTCCGCACGTGTAGCGACTCCACCGACTCGTAACCCGGTCACAGGGCAGCTCAACGACGTGGGAGGCACTGCTGGGCTCACGTCCAACATGAACTTGCAGTCTGTGGGCCGCAGCTCCAACTCTGTTGATTTCGGTGCTGGTCTGCCGCTGGCATCTATGGTGGCCGCTGGTCTGGAAATCCCGCTGACGACTCTGACCGCTGACGCTGGCTCTGCCAACCGCTCTGCTGGTGAGACTCTGAGTGAGCCTACGATCAAGGCTATGGAAATGCGCCAGAAGCTTTGGGGCGACTACTACACCAGGGTTTTCAACTACTTTGGCAAGACCGTCAAGGTTGTGTGGCCCAAGATCGAGTCTGAGCCTACGTTGAAGCGTATTCAGGCAATGACCACGGCAATGACCGCCAACGTCCTGCACGCTCAGGAAGTCCGCGACTACATCGTGACTGCGCTTGGTATCGACAACGACAACAAGCTCCCGACTGAGGAAGAGCTTGGTCTGCTGATCCTTGCTGCGAAGCAAGCCGCTGAACAGGCGGACAAGGCCGCAGCAGCGAAGGCGGCTGAGAAGCCAGCCTCCGCAAATCCGTCCTACGGCGATCACGAAAACCGTGACGTTGAAGGAGCTAGGTCATACGAGCCGGGTACCTACGGCAAAGAGTCCTAAAACGAAGCACGCCCTGTCAGTTTGACGGGGCGTGTTTTTCGTGGTATGGAAAACCTGATACTCTTATACATAGCAGAACGGAGAAGAAAATGACCCATCTTGAAGAGTCAAATGGTTTTGCTGGTCAGGAACTCTCGGGCAAGCGTTGGCGTGTTCGGGTAATTACGGAGGGCAAAGGCTCGTCCGCGAATTACAAGGGTGAAGTTCTAAAGCGTGACATTGGTTTGTTCAAAGCCGGTGCCAAAATCTACATGGACCACGCGGGACAAATTGATCAGGAAAATCGGCCGGAACGCAGTGCTAAGGAAATCGTTGGTTACTTTACCAACGACGCCACTTGGGACGAAGCGGAACGTGCAGTATTTCAGGAAGCTCACATTTTCTCGGATCACCGAGAGTGGGTAAAGGAACGCGCACTCGCTGGCGTAATCGGAATGTCGATTAGCGCTGAGGGCGAAGTTGAGGAATCCGACGCAGGGGAAAAAGACCTTGTGCGGCTCACAAAGGTCAACTCTGTTGACATAGTTACAGAAGCAGGTCGAGGCGGTAAATTCTCGACACTGCTCGAATCAAAGGGCGCTCACGCTGCTGACGCACCCGAGGAAGAGGATGATATGGAATTTCCTAAGGAACTCGCTGAGGCACTGGACACTCAGGACAAGAGCGTTACTGCTCTCGTAGCTGTTGTGACTGAACTCGTTGCGAAGCTTACTCCCGCTGAACCAGAGGTTCAGGAATCCAAGAAACCTACTTATTCTGAGATTGACAAGGCTGTTACCGAGGCAGAGCTTCCGGCTCCGTCGCGCGCTACCGTCTTTGCTGCTGTCGAATCTGGCACTGACCTCACCGAAGCTGTAAAGGCTGAAAAGGAAAAGGTCGAAGCCATTATGGAAAGCGCAAAGAATGACGGCGTATTTGGTAACGTCCAAGACGAGGACAAGGGTGACAAGCTTTCCGAAGCTGAGAAGGTCGCCGCTGCTCGTAAATCGATCTTTGGCTAAGTAGGGGGTGATCCTTTCTCTCGCGGTGTACGAGTCGGTGTGCAAAGTACCGTATTCAAGGGGGCAACTGTCCACCAATACACCAGCGGGGTAAAGGCCCAGACGTTTGGGAACTATCCCGCAAAGCGTTTTGTCACAGAACTTGCAAATTTACGTTACTATTGATAGTAGACGTAGGAAGGAGCCAAAATGGCTACCAATGAAGTATTCAGGGACGCATCGTTCGTTTCCCTTCCAGTACCCGTCACGATTAAGTCCGGCGATCCGGTTCGTGTTGGTGTGCTGAATGCTGTTGCTCAGACTGACGCAGGTGTTGCCGCAGCCGGTAACGTACCGGCAATTCCCGGTGGCGTGGGCAACGGTACTGGTTTTGCATCGGTCGCACTGGTTGGCGCATTCCGCGTAACCGTTGTAGGCGCACTGACCCCCGGCCAGATCGTGTACATCAAGACTGATAACACCCTGACAGCAACCGCAACCGGTAACAAGGTATTCGGCGCTGCTATCTTCCCGAAGGCTGCTGGCACTGGTCCCGCAGTTGTGAAGATTTTGCAGCCGGGTAACGACACCGCTAGCGCATAAGGAATAGAGGAAAATTATGAGCAAGCTGCTTGAAGTAGCTAAGATTCTCGGTGACGCAGTTGCCGGTGATCGGGGCGCACAGGGTCTTGTCAAGGGTCTTCTGACCGAATCGGCATACCTCAACGAATCCATTTCGACTTCTGATCTGCTCAAATCCTTCAAGGATTTGACTCAGCAAGCCGTACTGGATCAGTATGCTGCTACCCCTAAGATTTGGACGGACTTCGCACGTAAGAACGTGATGAACGACTTCCGACCTGATCTGTTCCGCGAACTGTTTGCGGACTGGACCATGTTGCCAGAGACCAACGGTGGCGAAGCCACTGCTCCGGATTCTCTGCCCAACATTCCGGAACTGTCTGAGTACCCAACGATTTCTTGGGGCGTCGGTGAGGCTCAGATCGCTCTGTCGAAGAAGGGTGCTCGCGCACCGTTCTCATGGGAAGCCGTTATCAACGACCAGTGGGACCTCTTGCAGGGCCTCCCGAAGTACCTCGGTACGCTGGCGTCGAACACTGAGGACACTCAGGCTACCCTCCAGCTCACGTCACCAACCGGCCCGAACGCTAACACGTTCAACGCTGGCAACGGCAACGCAGTGGACAACAAGCCACTGACGCTGGACAACATCGCACTCGCACAGCAGGCTGTACTGAACCGCAAGGTCAACGGCAACTACGTGCAGGTAAACCGCTGGCGTCTGGTTGTGCCCCGCACACTGGAACTGACCGCACGACAGATTCTGAACACCACGGAAATCTTCACTGAGGTCACCAACGGTTCCACCGTTACCCGTACGAAGTCTCTGACTCCGATCACTGGTAACATCAGCCTCACGGTGAACGACTGGCTGACCAAGATCGATATCTCTGCTAAGGCAGCGACGACTTGGTACCTCGTTCCGGATGGTGGCGACGACGGTACTCGTACCGCAGTTGTTGTCAACTTCCTGCGTGGCCATGAAGCTCCGGAATTCCGTCAGCAGGGTAATGGCGGCCTCTACCTCGGTGGTGGCGCTGTCCCGACGATGGAAGGCTCTTTCTCGCACGACGAGATTCAGTACCGTGTGCGTCACGTAACCTCTGGTGCAACCGTCAAGCCTCGCGCTCTGTACGCTTCCACCGGTAGCTAATTAGACACCCGCCCCCTCTGGTCTTAGGACCAAGGGGCGGGTTTTCTTTTGCCCGTTTGGTGTGCTAAGCTATATACATGCCTCTCTGATATGGGGTGTTGCACAAGGTGAGGATTTGAGCATCCTCATCTTTCAGCTAGTGGGTAATGCCGTTCTTACAGTTCGTGAAACCACTTCCGGCCAGCCCCCGATACCGTTCCTCCCGGTGTCGGGGGCTTTGCCATGCCCAAGGTAGAATTGACTCATGGCTACTTCAATTTACCCACCGAATTACACAACGCCCGTAGGGCAGGTCCGGTCACTCATTCCTGATATCAAAAGGTATACCGACCCCGAGGATGCTTTGGCAGTCCCGGCGTACGCTTTTGAGGACGACCAAATTGAGGCTTTCCTTGCGCTGAATTCCGGCAAGGTAAAGCTCGCAGCAGCACAGGCCATTGACGCATTGGCGATCAATGAGGCTTACATTTCCAAGAAAATCCGTACTGAGGATTTGTCTACTGACGGCCCCGCTGTAGCGGACGCTATGCGTAAAGGCGCTGATGCCTTGCGGCGACAGCAGCGAGACGAAGATCAGGCGCTCGGCTTGGAAGAGAACTTTGTAATTACCGATTTTCAGGAGGGGACCGACTGGTTCCGTCTTTACTAGGAGGCACACGTGCTGAACACGATCTTTCACCCACGGTGGGCTTACCACCACAGGTACACCGTTGGCACCGCTTCTCTTGGCCGTATCATCATCGACAGGCCGGGACCGGCTGCTGAATTCGACTTTGACACCGGCACCAGCACACAGACGTTCACAGAGCTTTACGTCGGTCGCGCTCGTGTGCAAAAGCTGGCAAGGCCGAACAACCGTGAATTCGTTGAGGACCAAGTAGAGTTCCAGCAGTTCCGCGTCCAGTTCAATTTCGACCACAACGAGATTGAGTATCCGGCCGATTTCCAGTGGCACGTCAATGACCGTGTGCGAGTCGTAGCTGATCCCGCAGACCCTGAAATGGAGGGCATGACGCTCTACCTTCGCGGGTGGCCTGGGTCTACCAATAGCTGGCACCGCACACTGATCTGCCAAACGAACATGAAGCAGGAATAGTGGCTGGGGTAAAGCGCAAGACTGCGCCTCTCAAAACTGTGATGAACAAGTTCACCGCAAGCGTTTCCGACAGGCTGAACACTCGGTCAAAGGAAACCGCGATCCGTGCCGGTATAGCTGCTCAGGCGGCTATGCGGGACACGATCATGAATACCCCCTCGGATATCAATCCGAGCAAGCCTGACCGTTACGACACAGGCAACATGTACAACAAGGTGACTCACTCAACCACGTTCCGGCACCAGCGCTTTATCGTGAAATTCGGTTGGCTTTACAGCCACAAGCAATACTTCCTGACTCAGGAGCACGGTGGCGTTGCATTCGGTAAGTTCCAGATTCAAGGTATGTTCGCAATGAGGGCTGGGCTCCGAGCAGCACAGCGCGTGTTGGAGGAAGACCTTGGAAAAGAAATGAGGAAGAAATGAGCGCTTTTACAGCAGCTACGGAAGTGCTGGCAATGATTAGGGCGGGTGTGCCAACTGTCGAGATATTCGATGAGAACGTGCCTGACGACGATGAAATGGAATTGATTCCCGGCACATCGACAATCAAGCCGCACGCTACGGTTTCCTTTGGTGGCCTTGTGAAAGGCCCTAAGAAAAACGACGGTATTGCTGGGGCCAAATTGAATGGCCGCGAAATGGATATTGTCATTCGGGCAGTAGCGAACAATCCCCATGATTGCCGCAACCTGCTGGATCGAATTGACAAGCTGCTTCTGGGGTTCACGCCCACGAATTGCGGCGAGGTTGACTCCGCTCTGTACGGAAGCACAGGGCGGGTATCGGGACTCGGAAAACCGTCTCGATTTGCAGGGGTGAATGTTTACACGACGACCGTCAACTCTGACGTGTTCGTTCCGTAAAAACCCTGCTAAACTTGAATAAGACTAAGGAGTGTGTTATGAGCGAAACTATTGTAGTGGTTCACAAGATCACGAATCTGGTCGAGACTGTCCCAGTTTCTTATTACGAGGAACTGAAAGACGTTTACCGCCCGATTAAGAAAACAGAGCTTGAAGCTCTGAAAGCTGGCAAGGAATCTGCGCCCGATCTTCCACCAACCCCAACAGAGGTAGTGGTTGACGAAGTGGAGACCGATCCCGAAGCACAGGAAGGTGCTAAGTAATGGCAAAAATGATGAGTCCTAAGACGACCGTCTGGTGGGTTCCTGAATCCGCCAACTGGAATCCTTCTGCACCGTCTGCTGCTCTGTTGACTGCCGCACGTAATATCTCGTGTGCTATTGTCAGTGGTTACACGCTGAATGCTACGTCCTCGGATACCGACGACACCAAGAGCATTTGTGACGCAGCAAACGTCCAGACCCCGACTTTCAAGAACTACGAGGCGAACATTACGTTCTTCCGTGATGCTGACGTAGCGGATATTGCATCTGACTACTCCAAGGCATTCCAGTTCTTCAAGCAGAAGGGCGCAAACGGCTGGCTCGTTCGGCGTCTCGGTAAGCTGTCCAGTGCAGCCGCAGCCGTAGGCGACGTAGTTTCCAGCTACAAGGTAATCTCTGACAACCCTGCGGACGTTGTTGGCGATTCTGGTCCTATTCAGCTCACCGTTCCGTTCTTGGCTCAGGGCCGGATGGAACAGTACATTGCATTGGTGGCATAATCATGGCTAAGATGATGAGTCCTAACACGACTATCTGGTGGGTACCTCTTGCAGGTATCGCCAACCCCGCAGCTCCAACTGTTGCGGAAATCAACGCAGGTTCAAATATCTCGTGTGCTATCGTTTCTGGCTTTACGCTGGGTGCGACTGGCTCCGACACAGACGACTCCAAGAGCATCTGTGACGACTCGAATGTTCAGACACCTACGTTCGACAACTACGAGGCGTCTCTGACGTTCTTCCGCTCTGATCTTGTGGCAGTGACCGCCGTCTACGTGACTGCGTTCAACCTGTTCAAGGTTCCGCGCGTGGAGGGCTACCTCGTTTCCCGTCACGGTAAGAAGTCCGATCAGGTCGCAGCGGTCAACGATATTGTCTCGGTTTACCGAGTAATGTCCGACTCCCCTGCTGACGTTGAGGGCGACGGTGGCGCAGCCATTCAGTTCACGGTTCCATTCCTGCCTCAGGGCGTTATGAACCTGAACTACAAGCTGACGGTTTAATTTGTGATAGGATGAGGGAGTTCACCCAGTTGGGTGGGCTCCCTTTTCTTATTGGAGGAACCAATGACTGACGCAAAAGAACAGCTTGAAGCAATCGTGGCTGAAATGAAGGAAGAGAAGCCGTTCTCTGTCCTTGACGCTATCCGCGAAGTGAAGTACCCTACTGGCAAGGTCCGCGTGTACCTTGACGGCGAAGCCGCTGGTCGGCTGGCAGAACTGTACGCTGAGAAGCAGGTGCTGGAAGCTGACGGCTCCCTGACCTCTCAGGAACTCAATGAAGTGCTGGCAGAAATCGAAGAGCTTGAAGCCTCGGTGAAGAAAGGCTCCCTGATTTTCCACATGCGGGGTGTGCCCCCGAAGGTTCGCCGGATCATCTTCAAGGAAGCCGCTCGCAAGTTCAAGATCAAAAAGGGCGACTCTGAGGAAGAGGCTGATGAGAAGTCGGTCCAGTACAACGAGCACGTGACCTACGAGACAATGCGCCACGCTATCGTCAAGGTCGAGAAGACCGCTGACGGCTCTGTAGATAGCCACGGCTGGTCCGCTGCTGAGGTAGCCCAGCTTGACGACGTACTTCACGCTTCCGAATTTGCCAAGATTGATGACCTGTGTGCCAAACTCACTGGCGGTGCGAACCTGTTCAATGAGACTCTGGATGCAGATTTTTTGTCGAACTCCTAAGCCTTCCCGAGAACCGGGGATTGCTGCTGCCGATCAAGACCGCTAAGGAATGGGGCTGGTCCCCTACGGCGGTTTTGCTAGGCAGTAAAAAGGTTCAAAAGCATCACAAGCATGACCAGTCTCTTGCAATGGCTCTCCACATTCTGGAAGAGGAACGTTGCCAGAGTTGCGGTCTGCCGATCTGGTTGGCACACAGCGAGAATGCCTTGCTGGAATTCAAGCTGGATCACGTTGTCTGCTACTCTTGCGAGTTTGAGGACAAAGAAACAAGCAAGAAAACGTACGACCGTAAAAAGGGTCACACCCCGTATGTCGTTCCTTACATGGACGTAGAGCCGGGTGATGATGCCAGTCTTCCCACAAGGATGGATTGGTACAAAGACAAGTACGAGAAGTTCATGGCCAAAGCTGAGCGTGAAGCTCGCGAGGCCGCAGAAGCCGCTGCATCGGCGTAATAGGGAGGTCACTTTCGAGTGGCCTCCCTTTTGCGTACCCATGATAGGATTGACACAGTTCATATAATGCGATATAAGGTGGTGAGTTTGTGGCTAACGAGTTTGAAGCCAAAATTGAAGTCGATACTTCTGGCGCAGCCAAAGACCTCAAAAGTGTTGACGCGGCTGTAGACAAGCTTGATTCGACCCTCAGCTCTCTCGATAAAACCCTGAACCGATTTCAGGGCACACTGTCGAAGACGACGACTGCTCTCCAAGCAGCGACTCGCGCCCAGCGCGAATCTGACGGAGCGGCTGATAAGTCAGCGGCGTCCGTACTCAAACTTGCTCAGGCACGTGAGAAGGATTCACGCGCTGCTCTCAATGCTGCCCGTACAGAGGCCATAGCAAGCCGTGAGCGCTCCGCAACTGCTCGTGCGAACGAGACTGCCGCCAACAGCTTTCAGGCCGTTACAGGGGCCGTCAGGGGCTACCAGCAGGGCGCTCAGGACGCAGACAAGTCCACGCTGGCTCTTGCTGGCTCAATGTCCAATACCCGTTACTTGCTCTACGATATCGGCGCAACGTACACGGCTATTTCTGCTGCCCTTCTGGCGATCCCCGCAGCTACCACCGCTGTCGCTATGTCGTTCCAGACAAGCTTTGCTCAGGTTGAGCGTACGACCGTAGGCACCACCGCAAACATGGGTGAGCTGCGTCAGGGTCTCGTTGATCTGACCACGCAGATTCCGCTGTCGTTCGCTGAAATCTCCAAGATCGCATCCCTTGGTGCGCAGTTGGGTGTGCCAACTGAGGCTCTGACCAAGTTCTCTGAGGTTGTTGCTAAGTTCTCCGCTTCCACTGGCGTAGCCGCTGAGGAAGCTGGCGCAGCGTTTGGCCGTATCGGCTCCGCGTTCAACTTGAAGCCTGAGGCTTACGAAAACCTGGGCGCCGCAATCGCCAAGGTCGGCGTATCGTCCGCTGCCACCGAGCAGGAAATCATTGCGATCACCCAGCAGCTTGCTCCGCTGGCTTCGCTGGCTGGCTTCTCCGCTCAGGAAGTTGTCGGTCTGTCCGGTGCTCTGGCATCCATGCGTATCCGTCCGGAACTCGCACGCGGTGCTTTCCAGTCCACGATCTTCAAGATCACGGAAGCTACGGAATCTGGCGGAAAATCGCTGCAAGCCTACGCTGACGTAATGGGACTGACGCAGAAGCAGGTTTCCTCGCTCTTCAAGGAAAACCCTGCCAAGTTCTTTGAGCAGTACATCACCGGCATTGGTAAGGCAATGGAGAACGGACAGTCGTTCAGCTCCATCCTCGACACCCTCGGTGTCAAGGAAAAGCGTGAGCGTCAGTTCATCCTTGCTATGGCTAACCAGTACGGATTCCTTGGGGATCAGATTGCGCTTGCCAACAAGGCTTACGCTGAGGGCACGTTCCTTGATGAGTCTTCCGCCAAGGTCTTCCAGACGCTTGAATCCAACCTCAAAATGCTGGGCAACGCCTTGCAGTCGCTTGGTGATTCAGTAGGCTCTGCCGGTCTGGGAATCCTTGCGAACCTTGTAGGAGTCATGAAGGAAGGCGCTGTAGCGGTTGCCGCCTTTATCCGCGAGAACCAAGTTCTCGGCAAGGTACTCGGTGTGCTGATGGGCTTTGGGGCTGTCGTTGGTGTCTTCTACGCTGTACGCGCTGCAATGGCATTTGTCATGGCTGCAATGGTTGGCTTCCAGCAGGTAGCAGGTAAGGCTGCTCTGCAAACCACCTTCTCGTTGAAGGGCATGGCTGCTCAGGCTGCTGTGACTGCTCTGGTCACCAAGGGTGCTACGGCGCAAATGGCTGGCGACTTTGTTCGCATGGAAGGCACACTCGCTGCCGGAAATGCTCGCATGATTCGGGGTAGCGACGGTGTTGTAACCAGCATTGCTCGACAGGGTGGCGCTCTGCGTAACCTTGGCTCAATCGCATCCTCCGCAGTTGGTGGGCCTATCGGTCTGCTGATCGGCGCTCTGGCTGTCCTTAGCTTGGGATTCTTTGAAACCCAGCAGAAGGCAGAAGCCGCTGGTAAGGCTATCGGCGGGGCGTTGAAGAATGGCGCTGATGAAGGTGCGGCTGCTGCGGCTTCTGCACTGAAAGACATTACGGTCGGAATCGGCTCTGGTCTTGAATTCGGCAACATGGGCAAGGACTTCACGGAAATTGCCAAGGAAGTCGGAGTTGGATTTGATGTAATTGTCGCTTCTGCCGTAAAGGGCAAGGCGGGTGTGCAGGAATTCAATAACACGATTGACGACATTGCGCGCTCCAAGGGCTACAAAGACTTGCAGGATATGGCTCAGAAGAATCCGTTCAAATGGACGGAGGGTGGCCAAGAGGTTTCCAAGCTGCAATTCTTGAAAGACCAGCTTGCAAAGGTCGCTGATGAGACAGACAAGACCAAGAACTCTTCGGAGGCTGCGGACAGCGCTGTAAAGAAACTCACTGGCAACTCTGAGCAGATGAAGGAGTTTGGAGACGAGACTGACGAAACGTCTTCTGCTTTTGACAAGCTGAGCAAGAACATTGATGATGCTGCTAAGAAAGCATTCGGTTTGGTCAACGCGGGCGCAGCGGCCAACGAAGCTCTCTACCAGCTCGGTCAGTCTTTGCAGGAGTCGAACGATTTCAGCATTGACTCTGAGGGCGGTCGCGAGAACCTGAGCAACGCTCAGGACGCAGTTGCCAAGTACGCTATGTCTCTGGCTCAGGCTCAGTCTGAATCCAAGATCACGGCAGAACAGGCTGCGGCTGACTACGCTAGCTTCGTTGACGGGCTGTTCCAGTCATTGCTCTCCAAGGGCGTTGACCCGGCACAGGCTCAGGTCTTTGTCGATCAGGCGAAGACGTTGATGCAGGGCTCAGCTAACTCTGGCGCTCCGGTCACGGTTCCGATTGAGGGTGATGCCTCACCGGCTATCGGGGAAGCTATGGGCGCTCCTGCTCAGATGCAGCAACAGCTTGACGCCGCACCGCCTGTCGCTCGCGTTGATGGGGACACCCAGAACGCAGAGAACAGCATTGGCGATCTGGCTTACTGGGCTATTCAGGTACTTGGTCAGCCATACGTGGCTGCGGTCGGCGCGGATACCTCAACCGGTGTCAACAACATCGACAGCTTCACCGGCTACGCTGGCGAAGTTGTGGCTGATCCGTTCGTTGCTCAGGTAACCACGGATACGTCTTCTGGTCAGAACAACCTGATTCAGTTTGCCAACTGGGCGCGGAGTGTGCTGGATTCAATCCAGCTTGCCGTCGCGTTCGTTACGGGTAACCTGAAAGCTGCTCAGGACGCTGCCAGTAGCGGCGACCGTGTTGCTGGTGCCAAGACTCCGATCAGTCGGAAGTCTCAGGGTCAGGTCGCTTCGGCTCCGGTAAATATTCCGGCACCTAAGGCGGACTCCCGCCCAGTTCAGGCTCTCCGGAACTTGGGTCAGGGTTACGACGACGCTGCGGCGAAGGCTGCTAAGGCTGGGGCTGCTGGCAAGAAAGCTGGTGACGATGCTGCAAAGGCACACAAGACGGCGGCTGAGGAAGTCAATGACTACGCTCAGCGGTTGCAGACGGGCCTTACCGCAGCATTCGATGCTCAGCATGGATTGCAGCGCGCGACTGACGACTACTACACGCAGATCAACAGCATTGCCAAAAAGCGTGAAGATGATTTGCAGACCATTCAGGATCAGATTGACAAGCAGAAAGAGCTGAACAACGCTCGCGAGGGTGACCTTGTAGCTGCTCGGAAGGCTGAGATTGAGGCTGGAATCTCGCGGAAGTATGGCGAGGGTGACAGGGCCAGGGATTACGAACAGCAAGCTGAGGAAGCTCGGTTGGCTGCTGCTGAGAAGCAGCGGAACATCGACGCATCCAAGAAAGAACAGGCTGCGACAGAGCAGGGCATGACCGCTCTGGACGGCTACTCTCAGGCTGCTATCGATAACAGGAACGCCTTGCGCGATCTTGAATCGAAGATGCTCGCAATGATTGGTGCCTACGCTGCGACTGGTGCAAGCCAGCAGCAGGTAGCCAACTACGCTGCTGGTCTGACAAACACCTTTGGTATTCAGGTGTCCCAGATGGGCTACAACCAAGGCTCGCTGAATGCTTTGATCGGCACGACGCAGCGTTACATTGACACCATCTACCGGATTCCGTACCGTGTTGTAACAGACTCGGAGAATGACTTCGGTGCTGGTGCAGCGAACGCTAGGGACTTGGCTGGGGCTATCAACTCCATCCCTGCCTACAAGTCAAGCACCATCGACATTGACGCAGATACGTCAAAGGCTAGGGCCAAGCTGGAAGCTATGATTCGCCAGATCAAGCCCATCTTTAGCGCTGCTGGTATGGACCTCAAAGGTCTTGCTGAGGCTTCTGCCTACAACACTGGCGGTGAAGTCAAGGCTTACGCCAGCGGCGGTCTGATCCCCGGTACCCCACCGAGTGATCCGAAAAAGGACAACATGCTGGCAAAGGTCGATGGTAAGGGAATGGCTGCAATTCGCTCAGGCGAATTCATCCAGCCACAACCTGCGGTTGACTTCTACGGTCTGCCGTTCATGGAAGCCATTCGCAACATGACTCTTCCGCGCTACAACGTGGGTGGTCCTGTGGGTGTGCCAAGGTCAAGCGCTAGCTCGACTGGAAGTTCTGGCATCCAAGTGGTAGAGTTGTCGGCAGAGAATATCAACGCAATACTGCGCTTGGCAGATCGGCCGATTCTCATGTACGCTGATGCACAAGAAATCGCATCAACCGTAAACGAGGGCAACGCAATTCTTGCCAGCAAGGGAGTGAGGACATAAATGGTAGACACCATGTATTTCGGGGTTCCGGGCGCAATCGAAGAAATTCGGTGCCCGGAATCCGGCATGGGGTTTGTCAGCAATGTGGATAGTGAATCAATTGAATTGGTCAGTGGTGGCCGGTCTGTGTACCGTGCCGCCACTGCGTTCAAGACGTTCAATATGTCATGGGCTGCAAACAGCGATAAGCTCCGTCACCTGATTGACTGCTACAACGGTCAGTTCGGTCGCGGCCCCTTCTATTTCACCGATCCAACAGCAAGTCAGAAGAACATTCTGCCTCCGCGTTGGAGCAACGCTTGGCAGTTGGGACACCAGTCAAACGGCTGGGGTCGGCCCACGATTGTACCGTGGCCAGCCTCTCAGGTTCCCAACGCTTACCAGTACAAGACCAACAAGCGGGTGACCTTCCGGCAAGCTCCGGTGGGTTCAACCGCTCCGACCCAAGGCATCATTCGGACACGACATATCCGGATACCGGGCAAGTCGTACTACTTCAACGGTCAGGGCACTGCCACTGGCGGGGCGGGTGTGCGAGTCAGGGCTTACGATGCGTTCACGGACACGTGGGACCTAATGGCAACCCCGGCGCTCAATGGGACGATCACTGAGGTAGTCTCATCGGTCAACACTTCGTACTCCATGATTGAGCTTGATGTGTACTTGCCTCTCGGCTCTACGCTCATGCTTTACGGCCTGACGCTGGGAACTGAGAACTACCAAGTGACTGACGTAAACAACTTCATGCCAGCAGGGCAGGGCGTAGGTGCCGTGAACTTTGGCAGTACCGCCGATGGGTCGCTGGTGTCAGCACGCATCGATCGTATTGGTTTGTCTCTGGACTTCACTGAGGTCCAGAACGTAGAGAGTAGGGTTATCTAATGGAATCACTGACAAGGACTGAGACCGGTGAGCCGATTGGCACACTGGCGACGTATAGCGTCCGCGCTTCTGCGACCCCATTCAATCCAGCGGACAGCTCGGGAGAAATCCCGAGCTTTACCGTTGGTCTTACGGACCTTGGGTTTGACGCTAAGAAACTGATCGGCTCGTACATCACCTTGCGTGATTGGTCCGGCTTCCGGTTCTTCTCTGAGCCAACCGGCTCCCAGAACAACGGGCGCGTCACGTCTGTCCGCAAGAACCAGAATTCGGGCTTGGCGACTCTGGACGCTAGCTCTATCTTTGAGCGGCTGAACACCGAGCAGACGGTTCTCCCGATCTTGCAGGGTGACACGCTGAACAACGTGACCAGTGAGGCAATCAATCACTGGCTCATGACCTGCGGTGTGCCTCCGTACAACATTGAGGGCAACCTGCACACGTACCTTGGCAAGTACAACAACATTGGTTACCTCGGGCAATCAGTTTACAAGTGGCGCTACGCTGGGCCACCGACGAACTACAAGGACTACATCACCACCGAGTCGAACACTGGCGGTGAAGCTCCTGCTCTGGAAGTCAACCCTTCCCAGACCTTGACCATCGGCATGAACATACAGTACGATACGACTCTGAGTGAGTACCGGATCACTTCGTTCCTGCCTACGCAGTACACGAACGTTGTCCACACGCTTCGACGGGTTGACAACACGTGGACTCTGTTGGAGAAGGTTGGCACTGCTGCCACAACCACGTTGAAGTCGTGGACGTTCGCACCGTCGAATAAGAGCAGTGTGTTCTTCCTCGCTCAGATTTCAGCTAACGCTGCTGCTGACAAGGTTGACATAAAGTTCCGCGCGTTGCAGTATGACTATGTGACTCGGGACTCGTTCTACACGGACTCGACTTCGGTCGGTGTGACCTCACGCTTGCGTGACCGTCCTACGCCTAACCGGATGCAGCTCGGGTGGGATTCTGCGTTGACCGGCACACGTGTGTACGACTCACCTGACGTGGCGTTCATCACGGAAGACCCTGTGTTGCAGACCCAGTTCCCACAGCCTCAAACGTACGTGCAGCCGTTCCTGACGACTCCCGCGACAGCGGAAGAGCTTGCCAAGATGCCTGACTTCGTACCCGGCTTCACTGGGAACGTGTGGGACAAGATGCGCGAGTTCTGCTCAATCCTTGATCTGGACATTGACTACAACCTTGGCACACTCCGTGTGCTGGCTAGGTCAGCCAAGCGCAGCCGCTCGGACAACTCTTTCATTCCGGCCAAGCCGGTCTACAAGAGCAACCTGTCCGAACAGGTGCAGGACCGTGAGGCTGCAAGGTCTGTTGAGGTCAACGTGTACAAGCGTAAGCCGGGAGCGGACAACTTTGACGTAATGTTCAAGGCCGATTCCGTCTACACCTTGGAGAAGGGCGAAACGCTCATCGAAAAGGTCCAAACGCCTAACTCGTTTATCTTCCTCAATCAGCCGATCCCTGTAGCTGGTGTGCCAGTCCCATACACGTCAGCCTTTGGCTCGTACGTCGTGACAGGCGCAGACGGCTACATTGTTGATCCGGTCTGGTGGCAGAACAATGGTGGAAGCATCACGGTCAAGTCCACGGACAAGAGCGGCGAGATTGAGATAAAGATGCAAGCTCCGACGATTGATACCGTCAGGGCACCATACCGAATCTCTGAGGGTGTGGCTGACCGTCCAGCGCTTTACATCATGGGCTACGGCCTTGCGGTGGAGGACGAACCGGAGACGATCAAAATCTTCACCGGGAACTCTCGCGCTGCTCAGGACGTTGGGGTCACGTTCGATAGTCCGTTTATCAACAAATCCCTGATTGCTTGGAATGCTGGTTACCGACTGGCAGAGTATTACGGCACTGGTGAGGCCACGATCAACTTTACGTTGTCTCGTGCGGACGAACTGGACCTTGTGCAAAGCTCAGATAGCCCGACAATTCTGGCTGACTGTGTGTACTGGGCCGGGTCGTACTTCCGAACTGTCAACCAGAACCTCAATCCCAACGGGATTACGTTCTCCGACTGCCACACGTTCAATACGATTGCTACACTTAATGGAGAGTTTGCTGACAGCAAGACAATTGCTGACTGGAATGCTTTGCATTTGGATGAGACAATCGCAGATACCAATATGGCACCACTGCCAACGTACGAAAGCTAGGGGATATGGAACAACAGCTCAATGAGATTTTGGTCAGGCAGGAAAGCCTCGCTCGACAGATTGAGGCTATCAAGAACGTCTTGCTGAATTTCAAGAACGTGTACATCGAAACTGCTGATGGATCACAGCAAGGGCTCATCATGTTTGGTGTGCAGAAAGCTGATCCTCAGCCCAACAATGTGACGGAGGTCTCGTAGTGGGAGCCTTTACACCGAATACTCAGGTGTGGTATCCTGATACCTCGGACACCGCCAAGCTGAATACCCTGTTGTCCACAATGGCCTCTTCCATAGAGACAGGGATCGGTGGCCGTCTCACCAAGCAGGAGACTACCAAGTCTCTCTTGGCGACGGTCACGGCGGGGTCCACATGGACACTGGCTAACGGCGTCGAAGCAACTATTCCGTTCACTATCAACGTGGGCGGATATAACGATGGGTTGACATTTGCCAGCTCAATTGTTACGGTTACAGTACCAGGGTTGTACTTCGTTGCTGTGAATACAATGTCCACGCAAGCAAACGGCTATTTGGACTTGCGTATCTACAAAAACGGCGGCAACTTCACCCGCTCCTTGGGGACCAGCACAACTGCTGGTGGCGGGTTCGCGGCTGCTGCAACTTCCGGTGTGATGCAATTCGTTGCTGGTGACACAATCAAAGCCACCACGACTGTGAATGGTGTCAGTGGTGCGTCAGCAATCCACACCGGACAGCCTACATACAACGTAATGTCCGTAGTGCTTTTGAAGGCTACGTAGTTACGCTAACGAATGGATAAGGCCCATCGGTGTAAAATGGATTTATGACGTTTTATATCGGTGGGCTTTGTTGTCCATTTGAAAGGGGTATGGGGTAATGGATAACGAAGTTGTTATTGCTCTGATTTCGGCCATGAGCGGTGTGATGATCGCGGGATTTACCTTGATCGGTACGTTCCTGAATCGCCAGAACAAAGCTGCGGCTGAGACGAAAAAGAGTGTTGAAGCGACTAAAGCGCTCGCGGAGGAATCCAAAGAGCAGGTTACCAATGCGCACACAAGCAACTTCCGTGAGGAAGTGACTGAGGGTTTCAATGAAATCCGAACGATGTTTGAGTCCACGCATGAGAAGATAGACAAACAGGGTAATTCCCTGAAAGCCGCTCACGGCAAGCTCAATAAGGTCGATCAGGCCGTACATGAGTTGACCGCAAGCGATAAAGCTCAGTGGCACCGGCTTGACAAGCTGGACCCCACTGACACCTTCCTTGGAGGAAACAACAATGATTAGTCAGATACAGGAGACTTGGCTGCTCAATGCAGTAGGCAAAATCTTCGATTATGACCGGTCGTACGGTTACCAGTGCGTGGACCTCGGTGACGCTTATGGTCAGGACATTACAGGTGTCCCTTGGCCTACAAGCGTTGGCGGCGTAGGCGGGGCTCGGGAACTGCTCGACCGTGTGCCAGATGAATTCTGGACTCGGATTGACAACGATCCGAACGACCCTAACCTGATCCCGCAACGCGGGGATATGGTGGTGTTCGCTGGTAGTCCACTAAACCCATATGGCCACGTAGCTATCGTGCTTAGCGCAGACGGCTCTGGTATGTGGGTAGTTCAACAGGACGGCTTTGCTCCCCCATTGCAGTACGTGAATGGGAACTGGTACAGCGCGAAACCTGCACACAAGGCGTGGCTTCCTTACGATGGTCCCGGCACCGGGGTTATCGCTGGGTGGCTGCGTATCAAGCAGAACAAAGTAATTGGTGGCGGGGCTACGGTCAATCCATCAGGAGAGGTAACTGTGACTACACCACCGGGCGGTCTTGAACCAGTCCAGATTGATGAGTCAAAGACAGCTAAGGGCTTCACCGCTCAGGCTGACGTACCTGCCGTTTACGGTGGGCCGCGCACGCTGGAATCCATCACGATCCATCACTGGGGAGAGCTTGGACAAACCCATGACGGAGTGGTAAACTTCTTCGTCAACGGACCAGGAACTACCTCGGCGCACTTCGTTGCGTCTGGGGGACGTGTGCACTGCCTCGTGAATCCTTGGGATGCCGCATGGCACGCAGGGAACGCTACAGGTAACCGCACGTCTATCGGCATTGAGCTTCGTCCAGAAGCAACAGCCGGTGACTACCGTACCGCCGCTTCGCTGATTCGCTACTTGCGTCAGGCGTACAAGGTGGACTTTCCACTGATCCCACACAGGGATTGGCAAGCAACTGCGTGCCCCGGTGTTTGGGACTTGCAGAAGCTCGATCAAATAGCACGACAAGAAACTCCCACGGAGGAAGAGGACGATATGTTTACAGATGCAGACCGCGCAATGCTCAAAGCAGTGCGTGACGGTTGGTTCGTTGGTGGAGAATCCACCAAGTACAAGCAGCCTTGGCAGAACCTGATTGACGACCTGCCCCGGCGTATCTGGGATACCCAGATCGTCGGTCGGTCCACTGGTCCGGTTCGCGCCTTGCAGGAACTTGCAAATGTCCGTACGGACACGCTAGAGTTGAAAGCAGCAGTTGCTGGTCTTACCAAGGCCGTCGAGCAGCTTGCAACCAGCAACGGGGTAGACCCCGAAGTTATCACTAACACAATCAACGACGCGATTGCGAAGGGCCTGAGCGAAATTCGCTTGGTCAGCGTGACCGCAGAAGTAGGAGAGTAATCATGGCTTTCAATCTGGAAAACGTCGAGACCCGGCGCTACCTTTACACCGTAACCGCTGCGACGATCCCGGTTCTTCTGGCATTCAACATCATTGCTCCGGCTGAGGTTGATATCTACCTGAACCTCGCTGCTGCCGTCCTCGGTGTCGGTGTGCCTGTTCTGGCTCGGGCTAACACCCCTAAGCCGGGAGAGACTGCGGTGATCACCAATGAGCCAAAGTAATTTCGAGCCTCAGGAAAACCCTGAGGTTGAGGAAGCACCTGAGCCTGAGCTTCGTGAGGTCGAGACTACAATCTCCCCTCTGAGGCACACGCCCAATCCGTGTAGCACCTGCGGCTAAATAAACACCATCAGCATTTGCATGACCGTGCTGAACGTGCTAAGATAGACTGTAACCCTTTTTGGGTTGCAGTCTATTTTTTTTACCATTAGGAGGAACCATGAGTCTTTTTGCAGAAGAACTACACAAGACCAACAGCAAGGCAGTATCCCCAAAGAATCGCGTTGAACTGCTGCTGGAAGAGCTGGACGCTAATGAGCCAGAGAACGCAGCCTCCCTCAGGGAAGCGCTGGAAGATTTCAAAGTAAGCAATGCCGCAATCACTCGCACAATCAAGCGCATCTGGGGTGAGGACACGGTAAAGGAAACCTCCGTTCGTTCGTACCGCGCGCAGAACGGACTCATCTAATATGACAAAGGCAAACTTCGCCGAAATGCTGCAACGTGACGTGACCGAAAAGGTTGGCGCCCGTGTGCAGGAACAGAACGTACGAATTCTCACGATTGACATTGAGAATTCCCCGAACCTCGCGCACGTGTGGGGACTCTGGGAGAACAACGTGTCGCTCAGTCAGCTCATGGAGAGCGGGGAGGTTATCTCGTTCGCTGCCAAGTGGGTAGGTGACCCTGAGGTTCTGTTCTACAGCAACTTCCACGACGGGCACACCGCCATGATTCAGAGGGCATGGGAGCTGATCAACGAGGCAGACATTGTGGTTGGCTACAACTCACAGGGTTTCGATATGAAGCACTTGCAGCGGGAGTTCCTGCTGGCAAACCTCGGCCCGACAACCCCGTACAAGAACGTGGACCTGCTACACGCTGTGAAGCGCCAGTTCCGCTTTGTTTCCAACAAGCTGGACTATGTGGTCCAAGCACTGAAATTGGGCGCTAAAACGGCACACGCGGGCCATACGTTGTGGGTCCAGTGCATGGCCGGGGACAAGGATGCGTGGGAGCGCATGAAAGAGTACAACATGCAGGACGTTGTGATCACGGAGAAGCTGTACTTCCGTATCCTTCCTTGGATCGAAAAGCACCCGCACATCGG